GTGTTGTAAATTTCAAAACCCCATTTGATTACCAAGTTGAAGGCGCAACAATGGAGTTTCCTAAAGTAGTTCCTCAGTTTAGTGGATTGTTTAGTGTTTGGGCAGTAACAAATAAATTTTCCGGCGGCAAGTTTACACAAACTCTTAAAATGATTAGACGTAGAGGACAAGATGATCCACCTACAGATAATAACAGAGGTCCTGTACAAGAAAATCCAGAAACAGATATTACAGGTGCACAAGGTTCGGGAGAATCAGTAACAGGTAATACCACTCCAAATGCAGGAGTAGGAAGCGGCACAGCACCAACTACACCAAATCCACATGCTACTGGAGGAACAACTGTAAATACTGCACCAACAACAGCAACTAGCCCTGAAGGTGTAAGATATGCTAGTATGGATCAAGCATTAAGTTCAGCAAGAGCTTATCAACAAGCTAATCCGGGTTACACATATGCAGTAAGTCAAGGTTCGAACGGAGGATGGACAATAGGTCCTAGACCTGCTGCACAGCAACCGAGTACTGTTACTGCACCTGATTTATCAAATCAAGTTGGTAGCGTTCCGCAAGCAACACAACCAACTAGCCCAGCGTGTTAAGGAAGAAAAATGTCAAGAAATTTACCTTTAGATGCAAATGATGAAGATTTAATCCAAAGAGGACTTAGACGTCCAAGTTTAGACGATGTTTTATTACCAGTACAAAATACTTTTACAGCGGTAAGAGCACAATATGATAATGCTGCTGCTGGTTTAGTGAGTGTGGATAATATTTGGCCTATTAGACATGCTGAAGAACTTGCTAATCTCGATGCTGCGCAAAGAAGAGAATATCTAGAACAAAGAGGTTTAGTTCCTCCTATAGACAGTATTCCTTACGATCAAGTTTTATCTAATGTAGATGAAGTAGTATCAACTTTAGGTAATCCTACAGAAGCAATAGAAAGTTTAAACACAAGACTTGATGCAGCACTTAATCCTCCTAGAGATAGTTACGGACAGCCATTAACAGGACCAACAGTACAACCTACTCCTATAACTGCTCCTCCTCCAGGAGGATCTTATACTCCCCCGGGAACACAACCTACTACTGGAGGCACCGGTAGCGTTTATAACTATACTCCGATTGACTTATACGATGATAGATATGATTTTAACACAGGACAAGTAGTACGTAAAGGGGTCGCTACAGGTGCAAAAGGCGGCGTAGGTCAAGAAGACAGACCTGGAAATACAGTATCTCCTCAAGGACAAGCAGGAACTCAACAAGAACCTGTTAGTTTACCTCCTAATGTTACTCAAAATGATACAACACCAGGACAATATGATGATGCAATCTTAAGACAAGCAAGAGCTCAAGAATACAGTAGTCCTACGGTTAATAATGAAACTACAGCAAGAGTAGCTCAACAAGAAGATCAAACAGTAGACTATACAGATAATACAGAAGCAGATACAGGGAATTGGACACCACCTGCTAGAACAACAGAAACAGCACCTCCAGTACAGCGAGCTTCAAGAGCTGAAATACAAAACAGTAGAACACAGACTAGCCAAGATATTAAAGAAGCAAGACGTAACGGAGTTGTACTATCTAGACAACGTAGACCAGACGGTACTTATTATGCAGCCCCGGCAAGCGATATTTCTAATAATAAAAACTTGCCGCAACGAATAAGAGATTTTTAATATATCTATAACTATTATAAACAGGATAAACAATGGCAACAACAGGAAACTATACTAGATCACCGTCCAGAGGAAATACTCTAAAAGATCCAGGCCCCTACGAAGCCATTGTGGTTAACCATCTTGATAGAAAATATATGGGTGGCTTAGAAGTAGAAATACTTAGATATACCGGATCTGGTAGTACGCCTGAAAGAACAGGTCAGTTAGCAAACGTTCGTTACCTAATGCCTTTTTATGGTGTTACACCTAACAAAGGCCTAACAGATAATGACGGATACCAGTTTACACAAAAATCTTATGGCATGTGGATGGTACCACCGGATATCGGAACTAAGGTTCTTTGTATATTTGCTGAAGGTGATCTAAACATGGGTTACTGGATTGGATGTATTCCTGAAGATTATATGAACTTTATGGTTCCAGACGGTCGTGCAAGCACAGAGCGTACAACGGAACAAACTCCTCCAAACTTAAAAGGAGCAAAACTACCTGTAGGTGAATACAATAAAAAAGTGGAAAAGGGAGAACTTATAGATCCTACACTTTTTAACAAACCTTTTAACAAAGATTTTACAAATGTACTAGAAACACAAGGTTTAATTTTTGACGAGGTAAGAGGAACAACTACTTCTAGTGCCAGACGAGAAGTTCCTAGTGCAGTTTTTGGCATCAACACGCCGGGAACAAAAGATAGAAGACAAGGTTCACCAAAGTTTGAAGTTGGTGCAGCACCAGAAAAAACAAATGCCCCGTACAACCGACTAGGCGGACATAGTTTTGTTATGGATGATGGTGATGACAAGTTTATAAGAAAAACACACGCAGAAGATGGACCTCCTATCTATGTAAACAAAGAAATAGGTGATCTCGGTGGCGACGAGACTATTCCTCAAAATGAAGTTATGCGTTTCAGAACACGCACCGGACACCAAATACTTTTACATAACTCAGAAGATTTAATTTATATTGGTAACAGCAGAGGAACAGCATGGATTGAACTTACAAGTGACGGTAAAATAGACATTCATGCAGATGATAGTATTAGTATTATGACTGATAATGATTTAAACATTACTGCCGAAAGAGATATTAACTTTGAAGCTGGTCGTAATATTAACATGAAAGCCACAGCAAGATACAGCAAAGGTGCAGAAACTGATGCTAGAAGTTTGGAAAGTGGTAGAATACAGTTTGAAGCACAACATAACTACAACTTAATGGTAGGCAAAGATTCTAAAATTACAGTAGGTAGAGACCAACATAACGGCGTTGGTAGAGATAGTTATCATACAAACGGTAGATTTTATCATCTAAACAGTACTCAAGATAATAGATTTAGCACACAAGGATCGACACATATAAGCAGTTCTAGAGAACATAGAGAAACTGCTACATATATTCATATGAATGGTCCAGGAGCAGCACCTGCTAGCCAAGCAAAAACTGTAGATCCGTTAAGTACTACTACATTACCTTATGTTATACCTGGCGGACAAAAGCCAGTTGCTTACCAAAGTATTTTAACAAGAGCTCCGCAACACGAACCATGGCCTCATCATGAGAATATGGATCCTTTATCTTACAAAAAACCTGAAACAGATAGAGAATCACCAGGAGGCCTTGCTACAGCAGATAGAGTTATTACTCCTGATACATTTGCTAAAAACAAAGGTAACAGAGCATGTTCAGCATATGTAGCAGGCAGCGGAGGAAATATTAGTTCTGGAAACTACGATAGTAGAGCAGGCGGCTCGGGCTCAGGTACAGGTACAGTGCCACAAGGCGACTATACAAGTAGTGTACAACTTCCTGACACTGGAGATTATAGATTAGGTACATTATCAGCTTCTTACGAGTCAGGAAGAGAAGGCCCTATTGCTATTGGGTGGGATAGTACCGGCGGCTGGAGTTATGGACAGTACCAGCTTGCTGCTAAAACAGGTGCAGTCGGCGAATATGTAAGTTGGTGTCAGACTAATGCTACATCAGTATACGAATCATTGTCGAGAGCTGGCGGTGATGGTGCAGCAAGAGATGGAAATGAAACCTTTAAACAAACATGGCGCACATTAATGTCAGATGCACATGCTGCTGAAACACAGCATGAATACATTGCAAACAAATACTATGGAGGAGGATTAAGAGCTATACAACGTAGAACAGGTGTTGATTTAAGTTCTCGTTCTCCTATTGTCGGTGATGTTATCTGGAGTACAAGTGTTCAACATGGCGCAGGAGGTTGTGCAAGAATATTTGAAAGAGCATTTCAAGCATTAGGTACTACAAACCCGAGCGATAGTGCTATTATTGAAGCAGTGTACAATGAAAGAGGTAGGAATAACGGACAAGCATACTTTGGTAGAAGCACTGCTGCTGTTAGATCAAGTGTAGTAAGGCGTTTCCAAAATGAAAAAGCAGATGCATTACGTTATCTAGCACAGTGGACTGAATCACAAGGCCGACCTACACTTAATAGTGGTGATACAGTAGATGGAACCACTCCAACAGTAGGTTAAATACAGTATGAGCGATTTAGAAAAAAACTTATATAAACGAGTAACTGTTCCTGCAAAAAGCAAAACAGCAACTTCAGGACGAGCATACAGGGGATTCAGCACAGTTGCATCTGAAACTAACGACTGGACACTGTATGATTTTGAACTTGTTAAACAAGATTTAATAAATCATTTTCATATTCGTCAAGGCGAAAAACTAAGCGATCCTCAGTTTGGATGTATTATTTGGGATCTTCTTTTTGAACCTTTTACACAAGAAACACGAACTGCTATTATTGAAAATGTTACAGAAATTATTAACTATGATCCTAGATTACAAGCTAGAGATGTAATAGTAGATACTTATGAGAATGGCATACAAGTAGAAGCAAGCGTTACTTTTATAAACTACAATATTTCGGATACACTAAAGTTTAAGTTTGATCAAACTATTGGCCTAAGTTAAACGCTCGGTTAATAGATCAGATAAATATCATAGTATAGAAGGAAATGCCATGTCATCAACAGATAGACAATCTAGATTATTAGTTGCAGAGGATTGGAAACGCATTTATCAGTCATTTAGAAATGCTGATTTCCAAAGCTATGACTTTGATAACTTAAGACGCACTATGATTCAATATTTGCGTCAAAACTACCCTGAAGATTTTAATGATTATATTGAGTCAAGCGAGTTCCTTGCTTTAATAGATATGATAGCATATCTAGGACAAAACCTTTCCTTCAGAATAGATTTAAATGCAAGAGAAAACTTTTTAGAAACAGCTGAACGCAGAGAAAGCATCTTGCGTCTTGCAAGAATGTTAGCATATAATCCAAGAAGAAATCAATGTGCAAATGGTTTACTTAAAATATCAACAGTAAAAACTACTGAAAGCATTTTCGATTCAAACGGGTTAAATCTTGCAAATACAGTTATTAAATGGAATGACCAATCTAACTCAAGTTATTTTGAACAGTTTATTAAAGTTTTAAATGCAGCACTACCTGTACAAAACACTATCGGTAATCCTTTAAAAACGGCAACAATCAATGACATTGTAACACAAAAGTATCGTATAAATGCTACTAATACAAAACAAGCAATATATCCTTTTAGTAAAAGAATAGAAGGTAGTACAACTAGATTTGAAGTTGTTAGTGTTGATATACAAGATCAGTCTTTAGTTGAAGAGCCACCTCTACCAGGCAATAGTTTAGCATATGTTTTTAGAGATGACGGGCAAGGCGCAGCAAGTATTAATACAGGATTCTTTTGCCAGTTCCGTCAAGGTAAACTAGATGAAGGGTCATTTGGTATAACTAATCCAACACCTAATCAAGCAGTTGCTATTGATGCACAAAATATTAATGATACAGATATTTGGCTTTATGGTGTAGATACTGTTGGTGTAGAAGTTGCGCCCTGGACAAAGATTGACAGCGTAGAAGGTAACAACATTATATACAATAATCTTTTCCAAGGTATTAAAGATGTATTTGCTGTTAATACAAGAGTTGGCGATAGAATCAGTTTAATCTTTAGCGATGGAGTGTTTGGCAATCTTCCTAGCGGAAACTTTAAGACATATTATAGAACAAGTGCAAATAGAAGCATGGTAGTTACTCCTAGTGCAATAGGTAGAATAGATATTGAAATACCTTATCAAGGAAGAAACGGAAATCTAGAAACATTGTTTTTTGGATTAGAACTTAAAACTACAGTATCTAATAGTTCTCCTAGTGAAACTAATGATGAAATAAGAACAAATGCACCTGCAACTTATTATACACAAAATAGGCTAATAACCGGCGAAGATTATAATATTGGACCGCTGGCAATAAGTCAAGATATTATTAAAACAAAAAGTACAAATAGAATAAGTGCAGGAATAAGTAGATATCTTGATTTAAAAGACGTAAGCGGAAAATATAGCAATACTGATTTGTTCTCTACAGATGGTATTGTCTATAAAGAAGAGTTTGAAGAAAAAACAAAGTTTAGTTTTAATACACAAAGTGATATTGAAGGTATTGTTAATAATGCAGTCGAAGGTATTATTTCAGGCACTTATTTAAGAAACTATTATTTAGATAAGTTTCCAAGAAATATTGTAAGTGATCTTTCTGTTTCTTGGAACGCAGCTACAGAAGCAACTAACTTTTACACAGGTACAGTAAAAGATATCGACGATGCTATTGTCCAAGTAGGATCGTTTACAGCTAATGCTCTTAGATATCTTGAAAGCGGAGCACTTGTTAAGTTTGTTCCACCTGAAGGATATTACTTTGATAAAAATAACGATCTTGTGTTAGGAACAGCTACAACTAAAAACTCTAAAACTTACATTTGGACAAAAGTTGTTAGTGTAGTTGACGATGGTACAGCAATAGATAATAACGGTTTTGGAGCAATCACAGTAAATGACGATATTCCACAGGATGCATTATTATCAGAGATTATTCCAAAGTTTAACCGCTCTTTAAATAACGATGTGAAGGCACAAATTATTGATCAAACTTTTAACTATAATGATTATGCACTTAGATACGATACTGAATCTAGAGAATGGAAGTTAATTCTTGGAGAAAATATAAACACTGCAAGCGATTTTGCAGTAGGTAAATCAGGCGATGACAGCGGACAAAATCTTGATGCAAGCTGGTTATTACGTTTTAAAACAGACGGACAAACATACGAAGTATTTTATAGAAATCTTCGTTTTGTATTTGAAAGTGATACTGAGATTAAGTTTTTCTTTGACAGTTCGGATAAAGTTTATGATGTAAAAACCGGAAAAACCTATAGAGATAAAATTGATATTTTAAGTATTAATACAGTACAAGGATCAACTGATGCATATACAAGAGATTTTACTTGGACTATCCAGGATGCATATAGAGATATAGAAGGTTATGTTGATAACAAAAAAATAGTTATTACATATTTAGATTCAGACGATGACGGAGTAGTTGATGATCCTGAACTTTTTGACATTTTAGTTGACTATGATAACACACTTGTTGCTAATGAAGATAAAATAGTTTTCCAAGAAAGATATTATACATCAGACGGCGTAGAAAACTACAAATATTTTCCTAATACTGATAACACTATTTTGATTGTAGAAAACGAAGCAGCAGTTGCTCCTTATAGTTCTAGAACTGAAGGACAAATATTTTATTTGCTTGAAGAAAAAGTATTTAAAAAACTTAATAAAGCAGCAAATAATTTAAGTCTTGTAGTTGAATATAAAGCATATGAAGGAAGATCTAATCTAAAGTTCCACTATTCGCATGTTGCAGATAGCAACTATAGAATAGATCCTGCTGTAAGTAATATTATAGATACATATGTGTTAACAAAAAGTTATGATACTCGACTTAGAACCTGGCTTAAAGAAGAGAATACAACAAAGCCATTGCCACCAAGTAACGACGAACTATATAGACAGTTTGGATCTAAAATCAATGCAATAAAGTCAATAAGTGACGAAGTCATTTATCATCCAACGAGGTATAAAATATTGTTTGGAACAAAAGCAAAGGAAGATTTGCAAGTTATTTTTAAAATAGTAAAAAATCCGGATTTAGTAACTAATAATAACGAACTTAAAGCAGACATTATTAGTGCGATTGATAGATTCTTTGCACTTGAAAACTGGGACTTTGGAGAAACTTTCTACTTCCAAGAACTTAGTACATATGTTTTATCACAACTAAGTCCAAAACTTGTTAGTTTCTTAATGATACCGAAACAAGAAACACAAAGTTTTGGTAGTTTATTCCAGATTAAATCAGAACAAGATGAAATACTTATAAGTGGAGCTACTGTAGACGATGTTGAAATTATTGACGAGATAACAGCAGCATCATTACAAGCAAGCGGCGCAGTTATACAAAGTTCTGATAATACAAACTATACAGCAATACAAAGTAGTTCTAGTTCTAGAACTACGTATTCATCAAACACAACTTCTAGTTCATCTAGTTCTAGTTCATCTAGTTCTAGTTCATCTTCAACAGGCGGAGGCTATAGTTACTAATGGCTTTTAATGACGATAACGAAACAAATCAGTCTAACTCAAAAATAACAAGTTCAGACTTTTTGCCAAAGTTTTTTAGAACTAATGCTAATAAAAAGTTTTTACAAGCAACATTAGACCAACTTATACAACCTGGCGAAGCTGAAAAAATAGAAGGTTATTTTGGCAGAACCAATGCTAAAGCATTTAAGGCTACAGATAACTATATTGAAGATTTTTCAGACGAAAGAAAAAACTATCAGCTGGAACCTGCGTTAGTTTCGAAAGACGAGTTTGATAATGTTACTTTTTATAAAGATTATAATGATTACGTAAATCAACTTAAAGTGTTTGGCGCAGACACTAGAAACCACAGCATTCTTAATAGTCAAGAAACTTATCCTTGGAATCCTAATATTGATTGGGATAAGTTTGTAAACTTTAGAGAATATTATTGGTTGCCAAATGGTCCTCAAACTGTTAATGTTAGAGGACAAGCAAAAGAAGTTGTTAGTACATATACCGTAACTACAGTTGATGACGACGATAACACATCATATGTTTTTAATGATGGTTTAACAAGGAACCCTACACTTACTCTTTACAGAGGTCAAACGTACCGATTTGAAGTAGATGTTCCAGGAAACCCTATTGCTTTTGCAATCAGTAGGACTTTTACTCCTGGTGCAGCAATACTTGTTGCTGGCACAGAAGGTATAAGAGCAAATGGTCTATATGACGGAACTCTTTACGACGAAGAAGATGCAAACTATGATTTAGGCGAGTTTATTGTTTTACCAAGTGGCGGCAGTGTTACCTTTGAAGAAGATGAAAACGTAAGCACAATTTATCCAGACGGTATTAGAAAGTTTGGAGAAGAAGGTGAAGAAGTAGCAACAGTATACCTAGAAAAAGGAACAATAGAGCTTACTATTCCGGAAAATGCTCCAGAAAGATTGTTTTATGTTAGTAAAAATAATATTGATACTAGTGGATATGTAAAAATAGCCGACATTGAAGAAAACACTTTCTTGAATGTTACAAGTGATATTTTAGGTAAAAAAACATATACTAGTGCCAATGGTATAGAGTTTACTAACGGACTTAAAATAAGATTTCAAGGCGATGTAACTCCAGATATATATGAAACTGATAACTGGTATGTAGAAGGTGTCGGATCGAATATTAAACTAATCAATGAAAAAGACTTGATTATTCCAGCAGCATATGCTGAAGACAACTTTGTTCCTTTTGATAGAGAAAGTTTTGATACATTACCTTTTAGTAGAGCAAATAGTTATACTGGAACAAAAGATTATCTAGTTATTAACCGTGCAAGTCAAGATAGAAATGCGTGGAGTAGATATAATAAATGGTTCCACAAAGATGTTATATTAAAAAGTGTAGAATATAACGGAACAGAGAATACAACAGACGAAAGTTTTAGAGCAAAACGTCCTATTATTGAGTTTGAAGCAGGACTTAAACTTAACAACTATGGAGTCTATGCAAAACAAGATGTTGATTTAATCGATACTGTAACAACTGATGTGTTTTCAAATATTGAAGGCCAGGTTGGATATAGAGTAGACGGTGTAAGTCTTGCTGATAATATGAGAGTTCTTTTTGTTGCTGATCCTGATATCTTAGTAAACGGAAAAATTTATATTGTTAAGTTTATAAGAATAGGCAACAAACGTCAAATCAATCTTATAGAAGCAACTGATGCAACACCACAATCTTTAGAAACTGTATTAGTTACCAGTGGTAATAAAAACGCAGGTAAAAGTTATTTTTACAATGGATCATCTTGGCAACTTTGCCAAGAAAAAATTGAAACTAACCAAGAACCTCTTTTTGATGTATTTGACATTGACAAAAATAGTTTTAGTGATACCCAGACGTATAACTCTTCTACTTTTGTAGGAACTAAACTGTTTTCTTACAAAAGAGGAACTGGTAGTAATGATACAGAACTAGGATTTCCTTTAAGTTATAGGAATATTAATAATAGTGGAGATATTGTATTTGACTTTAATCTTATGTTGGATACATTTACATATGAACAGGATACAGATTTTTTTCAAAAATCTATAAATCCGGGATTTTTGAAAAAGTATAAAAATCTTACTGACTTTGAATGGGTAAATGGATTATCTAAAACTCCTCAAAAAAGTATCCAAAAAGTTATACGCCAATACGTAGTAGATGAATTTGAAAATCAATCATTTGAAATAGATGTGTATAATAATGCGGCCACACTATCTGATCTTGTAGTTAATGTACTTGTTAATAATAAGCTAAGAAAAGATTATATTATTGATCGTACAAATAATAGTGCATATGTTGTTTTTAACGAAGAACTTTCCGATGGTGATAATGTTATTATAAAAACAAGAAGTTCAGCTAAAAAGAATATAAATGGGTATTATGATTTTCCAATAAACTTAGAAAGAAATCCGCAAAACGAAGATTTTACAGAGTTTACATTAGGCGAAGTTATTGATCATGTTGATACAATGATCGAAGATTTACGTAGTTTTGAAGGTGTATATCCTGGAACAAGTAATCTTAGAGATATCGGCGATATAGATGTATACGGAAAGAGATTTGTAAAACATGCAGGTCCTATTAACTTATCTTCGTATCATGTAACTAATAAGAACTATAACTTAATTAAAGCTCTTAACTACAGTAGAAGAGAGTATGCTCGTTTTAAAAGAAACTTTATCGAAGTATCTACTGGGTTAGGTATAGATACTAATACAAAGCAACATGTTGATTTAATACTTAAAGATCTTAACAAGGATAAGCTAAAAACTGAACCATTTTATTTTAGTGATACTCTTGCATATCAATCAGCAAACGTTATTGAATATACTATTTTAGATGTTAGAACTAGAAGCTATGCATTATCGCAAGAGTTTAATCTGTTAGATCTTACGAATAAAAGTGTAAATGTTTACTTAAACGGCGAACAACTTATACACGGTGTTGATTATGATTTTAGTAATCCGGGGTTTGTTGATGTATTTGCAGATTTTTTACAAGAAGGCGATATATTAGAAATATATGAATATGACTCAACAGATGGCAGTTTTATACCTCCTACTCCTACAAAGTTAGGATTATATCCTAAGTATGCTCCTGCACTTACGTATGATGATACTTTTAGACCTGAAGCAGGCGAAAGACCTGAAGACAATATTGGTTATAAGATTTATGCCCAGTCAGAAGAAGGATATAATGCTGCTGGAAAAATTGGTTGGTTCTATCCTTTATATACAACTTTACAAGCAGCACAAGATAAAGATTTGTCATTAGGCGGCTCGGGATCTGCACACAAGCATATGTTTAAAGGCTCAAACATTATATTGTACATGCCTAATACAAATGCAGTTCATGCTGGAGTAGATACTAACGTTTATGATGCATATCCTGTAGGACAACCTATGGTGAAAGGGCACGACGGAAGTTATGTAAGATGCTTTTATGATTACAGAGACAATCTATTACTAGAACTAGAAAAAAGATTATTTAATAATATTAAAAATGATTATAATAAAGAAATCCTTAATGTACAGGATTTTATAGGCGGCGAGTTTAGAAATAGTGATTATACTAGAGAAGAAGTAAACAGTGTATTGCTAAGAGACTTTGCAGATTGGCTAACAATAGTTAACAATGACTATTCAGATCATTATTTCTATTTGAGACAGGACGAGTTTACTTTTAACTATTCTTCTATGAAGTCTTATAATGGAAATACAATGCCAGGATTTTGGAGAGGCATCTATCAACATATTTTTGATACAGATCGTCCTCATACACATCCTTGGGAAATGTTAGGATTTACAATTAAGCCAACATGGTGGAATGATGTTTATGGACCTGCTCCATATACAGCAGATAACTTAATACTTTGGGAAGATTTACAAGAAGGCAAAATAGCAGAACCTGGAAATATTAGATATGATAACAAATATACTAG